CGGAATAGTTATGATAACCACCTTTTTCCGTAACTTTAATGATAAGAGATTTACCCTTTTCACTCAAATCCAATGCTTTAGTTCCAATCTTTTTACTCATGTCACCAAAAATGGCACCATGAATACGTTTGAATACATCACTAATTGGTGCATTAGTCTTATCAAGTTGTGCTGGATAACGAACAACAACAACTTTACCAACTTTTTCTTTTCCTTCTGGATCATCCCCATCCACGCTCACCAAATAAGCATTAACTAATTGCTTACGTTGACCAAGCAACTTATATGATGCTTTTTTTTCTGCGTCGTCACCTGCTTTGTTAGCTTCACTATAATGTTTCCATTGAGTAGCTTTATAAGGATCTTCTTTAATTCCTGCATCAGATGGAGAACGACCGCCAAAAATAAAGGAGTTATCTACACGGGAGGTGAATCCGATTTCCTTGTATGTAACAAACGTATTATCTACGTCCTTAATATTTGGCATGAGACGCACAGTATATGTGCAATTCTTTTTGAGGGACAGGAGTCTTTCATCTCCCTTATATCCGCCTTTTTCATTTTCAGTGCGAGTTTCCTCAACAGCTTTGACTTGATTAACAATATCTTCTAGATTTATCATAATTTTCTTAATTTGTTTCTTAATATTTTCTCAACTTTTTAGGTTATATTTTGTAGTTTTACCTACATTAGTATTTATCAGATTTCGTCGGTTTTCCTGCACCAGCACCATTTCCAGAATCGAACTGGACGGTTTTTAGATCAAATAAAAAATAGTTTTTAATTTGCTGTGTGAAATCTTATTGACAGAAGCGATTTTGGTTGTTTGTTGTAAGGATAAAACATCTTTTTATTTGCTGTATCGCTTCTTCCTTTATCTTACACTACTTTGCTCCCCTTTGCAACTGTTTTCTGATGTATCTTGCTATTTTTTCTTGGACTTTACTCAGAAATTCTTTTGTCTTCTGGCTTCCTTGATATTTGTTATACAAATTTTGTAAATTCATTGAAGACCCAAAATATAATTCAAATTCATCTTTTGGCAAATTATACAATAAATTGTAAAATTCTGGAATACTAAAAACAACATACCAAGAGATTTTATGTTGTTTTAAATGAATTAAGCAATCGTTTTGAGCCACTGAACAAAATTTAGGGTATTCTGAAAAACTTATTTCTTTTTCAATACAAAACTTTGCAATAAATTTATAAGATTCTTTGAAAAATTCAAATTGTGTTTCTGGTTCACTATCTTTTAGCAATTGCAAAAACGCTAAACATGTAGAAATTCCTTTTTGACTACTATAAAAACTCAAAGAGTAATAAGGCTTTTCATCGTTGTAAATTTTATAAGGTGCATCAAAATATTTCTGACTGGAAAATGCAGGATATTTTTGAAAGATTTTTTCTATTTTAGCTAATTGAAATATTTTCTTTTCATCTTTTTCAATATCTGAAAAATTCTTTTTTGCACGAAAAGGTTCATTTTTGTTTTGACGATATGATTTTAAATATAAATTATAAATTTGTTTCTGCTTTTCCGTTAATTGATTCATTTTTTAATTTTTTTCGATTTGTTAAGAGAAGGATAACGATATGCCATATATTCTACAATAGAATACCACGAAGTTTCTGACATTTCAACTAGAGCATTTTGTAACTGTTGATGTTTTTGTATTGTTAGAAACAACGTAACACATGAAATTGGTTTATTAGTAACAATTGTTACTAAACTCCCAAATTTGTTTATCAAATCTTCTAATTCTTGATTTATTAAGAAAGTATTAGCACACGGAGATACAAAGTCATCATTATACATTATTTTTATTTAACTGATATTGATCAAAGAATCAATATCCAAAATATCTGATAAATTACCTTTTTTATTAAATGATGGTATATTTGGCATGTCATCAGAATCTTCTGATAAACGAAGAGTATCATAATCAATTGATAAAAATCCTTCGCCCCCTTTTGCACCATCTCGCACTTTTTTACCGCTATAGCGAATCATGTTTGCTTCCCGATCTTCATCGGTTTGCCAAATATTAACATGCGAATCAAAATCTGCTAATTGGTCCCAACTTCCTGCCATATTATCCAATCCGGGATTGTTTGCTTTATGACTTCCCCGATTAAGTTGAGCCACTGTTAAGATAGGTGCTTCAAAAACATAACTCAAACCTCGACATTCTTGAACAATAAACTGTAGTTCGGCATGCTTAGAAGGTTGATTAACTGAGGGACGCAATAATGCATGTCCATCAATGCATATCAAATCAGATTCAAATCCTTTTTTATCACGTATCTTTTTTAAGTATGCTCCAATATTTTTTGCAGAAACTCCTTTTGTCGGAACTTCTTTAATAATCAATTTTGATGATAACTTATTTTTAATTTGATTAATATCTCTTTGGTATTTGTCAATATTTTCTCCTAATGTTGCAATTGCAATTCCTGTCAACATACCGGAAATTCTTTTAGCATATCGCATTTCAGACATTTCAGGTGAAACAATAACAACATTTAAATTTTGAAGAATTATATTTACTGCAATATTGGCTAGGAATATGCTTTTGCCAATATTTGTCTCCCCACCAATATCATAAATAGCTTTTCCTTCTTTTTGAAATCCTCCACCAAATGCTTCATCCAACCCTATATATCCTGTTGAAATTAATGAATCTTTTTGTTTTAAATATTCTACAATTCGTTCATTATCAGAAAAATAATCCAAACCCAGATTATCTATAAGAGTAATAGCATGGATTTTTTCTGATTCTTTTTGAATATCATCTAATTTGAATTCACGGGAATTTGATTTTTCATCAATGATTTTTTCTGTCAAAATCCCGAATTTTCTCTGCTTTATAAAATATTCAGTATTAGATATTAATTCCTCTTCATTATAATCACTATCTAGTTTTCTAATATAATCTACTGTTGCCTTTAGACTTTCTTTTAAGTTGGCATCACTAGCCCTTAGTTTTATTTCTGTAAGACTTGGAATACTATTTCGTTCAATATAAAAGTCGTGAATGATGGAAATTACATTTCCGATATGCTTATCCTTGAATAGACTCTTATCTAAGTAATCTATAATAGATGCAAGATATGCAGAATCTTTCTTCAAACAGTGTTGAAGAATTGTTCTTTCAAAACGATCAAGGTCTATTTTTGCCATTCTAAACTATGGCGCACTATAGCAAGAAAGTCAAGAAATTCCTTAGACTCTTTTATATTCAATGCTTATAATTCTACTTTCTATGTTTTTACCTTTGATGAATTTTTGTAAAAACCAACTTTCAAATAATGTAAAATCCACTTCGTCTCCCGTTTTTATATAATTCGATTTTTTTAAAAAAGAATCGAACAACTGAGCAATAGTCAGTTGTTCGATCTTTTCAGTTTCCTCGTTTTTTCTTCTAACAGCTATATCATCCTCTTTTTCAATAATTATCTTTTTGAAAACTGGTTTGTCAATCATTGCACCAGTCATTTTGATAATAGCTTCAATCATAATGCTATTTATTGGATAGCATATTTCTTTTCTATTTTTTCACAAAACTCTTTGTTTGCTAGAAGACTTTCCATGAAATCAGAATCTTCTTCAATTTCTGCCCTTCTTTTTTGTTTTTCATCTCCCGGCATAATATACCATCCTTGTTTTTCAGTTTTTAAGATTCCGAATTCTAAAGCAAAATCAAATAATCCAGAATAACGATTAACTCCGTCTCCGAAATAAACAGAAACCGGGAATGATGCATTCTCTTTGACATAGCGACTTAACCCTGCACGAAGAGTAAACCGGAATCCAGACAATACGTTTTTACCATCTTCTTTTTCATTTTCTTGTGCTTTTGTAATGAATAATAGAGTGTGTGCAGCATATTGCGCTCCTCGTCCACCTGCGGCAACTTCCTTGGAATATAATTCCATTGTTTGATATGAATGATTTACAATAATAATTGGAATTTGTTTGATTGCTGATTCACCAGTAATAATACGGAAAAATGATTTTAATTGTTTTGCACGGGTCATGTCTGCGGTACTCTTATTATCAATTGCATCTTGTGTTTCTTTATCAGAACGTAACATACCAATTGAATCTACACAAATCAAAACATTATCTCCTTCGGAAATATCATTCATAAGATTAGCGCAATCTGTTTTCAGTTCTTCTACGCTTCTAATAGGACGATGATCAATCTTTGAAGTATCTATTCCGGCTTTTTCAAAATAACTTGGTGTAGAGCCAAGTTCACTATCATATAATACCACCAACGAATCTTTGCCTGCATTTTGTATTTGAAAACCTTTTATAATTTCAATCATGAAATTAGTTTTAAAGTGTTTTGGGGGTGCAGCAATTTGAAGTATTCCTCGGGGAAGTCCTCCATCCAACTTTCCACTCATTGCTAAATTTAGCAAAGGAACATCAGTTTTGATGAACTGTCCTTCTATAAAATATCTGCTATTTTTTAATATTTCTGGTT